AAGCAAGCTGGCTTACACCATTAGTTACGAAGAGATCAGTTAAGGTATTTACCAATGGGACTAAAAAGATTCTTAGGGAGCATTATAAGTGCTACTCCCCCTACAGTCGGTGATACGGGGTATGAAGATTCTTCTGCGTCTGGTAGATGGTCTCCTCAACAAATTCTTTCTTATATAGCTAATGGAGTGTGGCCTACTCAGGGTAATGTTCCTTTATATGTAGACGATGCGTTCTCTACTTATATTTATGAGGGTGATGCGTCAGGACAAAGAACTATTACCAATAATATAGATTTGTCTGGCGAGGGCGGTCTTGTCTGGTTTAAGAGAAGAAGTACAAGTAGAGACCACTTATTATTTGATACTGAAAGAGGACGCCTGAACCAATTAGAATCTAACACTAGCGATGCAGAAGTAACTTTGCCCGACACTGGTCTTTATGGGATACAAACTTTTAACTCTGATGGGTTTACCCTAAATGAAGGCCAATTGGGCTATCCCAATAATTCAGACTGGGTTTCTTGGACATTCCGCAAACAAGCAGGTTTCTTTGATGTAGTTACTTATACGGGTAATGGAACTGCTAATAGAACTGTTAGTCATAATTTAGGCAGTGTTCCCGGATGTATTATTGTTAAGGGAAGAAGTGGGACTTATGGTTCAACAAATTGGGCGGTATACCATAGAAGTCTAGGAGCAGGAACTTATGGCAGATACAACTTACAACTGAATACTACATCCGCTCAAGTTGATGATGGGCAATTTGCTGCTACCGCTACAGATACTGAATTTACTTTAGGTCAATATGGTGGAACAAATGGCTCAAACACAACTTACGTTGCCTACCTATTCGCCCACGATGACCAAAGATTTGGTGATAATGGTGATGAGTCTATTATTAAGTGTGGGAGTTATACTGGTACAGGTGCTTCAATGACGCAGGTTGAAGTTGACCTTGGTTTTGAACCACAGTGGTTGCTTTTGAAAAGCACTGTATCTGACGATTGGTTTATAGTAGACAATATGCGTCGTTGGTCTGTAGATGGCTCGTCAAACTACGCTGCCCCTCTTTATCCAAATCTAAGCGACCAAGAATATGCACCCGGTGTTGGTGGGCCAAAAATAACTTCAACAGGTTTTATTACCTATGGAGGCAATGGTTGGTCAGACAATGGAGAAATGATCTACATAGCAATTCGTAGACCTATGAAACCTCCCACTACTGCTACAGAAGTATTTGAGCCAAACTACACTTCTTCAGATCAATTCGTTACGACAGATTTCCCTGTTGACTTGCAATTTGGTCAATACACTGGAGGCGGTACCACTTATGTAGTTGATAGGCTGAGAGGTATGAGTACCTCTACAACGGGGTCTATGCAATACATGACGACTCAAACCACCAGCGCAGAAGCTAGTAATACTGGCAGTCTTGGATTTAATGGCTTTGTACAAGATGGGTTTAGTCATATAGGTAGTTTCAATCAGCGTTTATGGTCTTTCAAAAGGGCCACAAATTTTATGGACATTGTTCCGTACAAAGGTACGGGAAGTGCCAGAACAATAGCTCACGCTCTTGGTATTACTCCTTCTATGGTGGTTGTTAGAAATAGGGATAATGGTGGAAATTGGCAAGTTTGGCACTCTGGATATTCAGTGTACTCAACCCCCACTGGTAATTTATATATGCAGTTCAATTCAAATAGTGCTATTGCTGCTGATGCTACACTATGGAATGGAACTGAACCGACAGCATCAGAGTTTAGCGTGGGAACATCTACTGATACGAATAGGAGCGGTGATTTCCATACTGCCTATTTGTTTGGGGAAATAGCGGGTATTAGTAAACTTGGGAGTTACACAGCAACCGGCAGTGACATGAACATTGACTGTGGTTTTACTTCTGGAGCAAGGTTTATTGTTATTAAGCGAGTTACTCCCGGCTCTGGTGATTGGTTCGTGTGGGACACAGCTAGAGGTATAAGTGCTGGCAGTGATCCGTATGTGTACTTAAATTCAGCCGCAGCAGAAGTTACAGGCAATGATTATATTGATCCTTATAGCGCAGGATTTACTATTACTTCATCTGCGACTTGGATAAATATTAATACCTATAAATACATATTTTTTGCGGTGGCGTAGGTTAAATATGTCTATTAAAGATTACGAAGGCGGGATAATCACAAAGAATCCTACGACTCCCACAGGGCCATACCAAAATGGTGCTGCCTCTGGCGTTTGGACGATGGATCAAGCCGCTGAATACACCAAGCAAGGTGTCTGGCCTATTGCTGGGAATGTACCTCCTTATGTTGACGATGTGTTCTCTACTTATTTGTATGACGGTAATGGTTCGTCAGTAACGGTAAATAACGGTATAGATTTGTCTGGTGAGGGCGGAATGGTCTGGGTAAAAAACAGAACATCTACTCCAGCACACGCAATATATGATACTGAAAGAGGCCCATCAACAGGAACCTCTTCAACTACAAACAAAACCCTTGCGTCTAATTCATCAGACGCTGAAGGTATTTCAGGCAATGTTGCAGGGATTACTTCATTTAATTCAAATGGGTTTACTACAGCTAGTGACCAAATAAGTCCTTACAATGTTACCGGCCCAAGTACACAAGACTACGTTTCTTGGACATTCCGCAAACAAGCAGGTTTCTTTGATGTAGTTACTTATACGGGGACAGGTTCTGCTACAACAATAAGTCATAACCTTGGAAGTGTGCCCGGAGTTATGATTATTAAGCGCGTGAGTGACACTGAAAGTTGGCAAGTTTACCACAGAGATTTTGCAACGGACGAGTACATACAGCTAAACGGCACGGCTGCCTCGACAACCGTAAACGGCACGTTGAGATGGAACAACACGCGGCCAACGGACACTGTTTTTTCTATTGGAACACACAATTCAGTAAATGGTTCTGGTGACACATACGTCGCCTACCTATTCGCCCACGACGATCAAAGATTTGGTGATAATGGTGATGAGTCTATTATTAAGTGTGGGACTTATGGGCCGGGTACTGAAACATTAGATGGGCCAGAGGTAACTTTAGGATGGGAGCCGCAGTGGGTATTAGTTAAAGCTTACGACAATACTGGCAATTGGAGTTTGTTTGATAATATGCGCGGCGTAGTTACCAATGGAGATGATAAATATCTTAGACCCAATGGAAGTAACGCTGAATTAACGGCTGAAAGTATTATTTTTACACCAACTGGATTTAAGATTACATCAATTTTTTCTGAGGTAAATCAATCTGGCATTAACTACATCTACATAGCAATCCGCAGACCTATGAAGACTCCTACAGCAGGGACTGAGGTTTTTAGCCCTGTTGCTTATAGCGGAAACTCAACAGCAGGTCGGTCTATTACGTCTGGTTTTCCTTTGGACGCAGTTTTTACAAAAGGTAGAAACGCTGCTATTGAGCCAATTTTGTATAGCAGATTACAGGGAAGCGCCAAAAAATTATTTACTTATTCAACTGCCGCAGAAGCAAGCAGCAGCACTAATGTAATTACATCATTTGACCAAGATGGAATGACGGTTGGAACTGACGCGGATATAAATAATAGTGCCTATACCTACGTCAATTATTTCTTCAAACGCGCTCCGGGCTTTATGGATGTGGTGTGTTATGCAGGTAATAGCACCGCTGGTAGAACTGTAACGCATAACTTAGGTGTTACTCCTGAATTTATAATTGTTAAAGGCAGAGACGGAGGGCTGACAAATTGGGTTTGTTATCACTCTGGAAATACTGCTGCGCCAGAAACAGATTATTTGTATCTAAATGAACCAGATGCAACTAGTGATTATGATGCTGTGTGGAATGATACAGCACCAACATCAACCGTTTTTACTTTGGGTCATTGGAGTGAAGTAAATAATTCAGGTCAAAATTACATAGCCTACCTATTTGCCACACTAGCAGGTATTTCTAAAGTAGGAAGCTACACAGGTACAGCAGCTAACCTAGACGTTGATTGTGGGTTCACCGCAGGTGCTAGGTTCATTCTTATAAAACGCACTGACTCAACGGGTGATTGGTACGTCTACGACAGTGCGCGAGGGATTGTATCCGGTAATGACCCGTATTTACTTATAAACTCTTCAGCCGCTGAAGTAACAGGCACAGACTATATTGATCCGCTTTCCAGTGGCTTTACAGTAACAAGCTCCGCACCAGCAGCATTAAATGCCAGCGGTGGAAATTACATATTTTTAGCTATCGCATAGGAGACAAACGATGCGTATACGAATCAGAGACACCGGACAGGTGATGTACGAGAGCGAGTACAGAAGAGAGTTTGCTCATCTTTTGCCTCCTCCAACTTTGACAGAAGCGTGGCTCAATGGCGCTGGTGCAGATGTGGTTTTTGAAGGCCCGGCAGCTACTGGTGGCACGGTTTATCAGTACAGTCAGTATGATGGTGTTGAGCAAAAAGAAGACGGCAATTGGTACACC